CGCTGGTTGCATATATGTAACTGCCCACTTCATGCCGGTCCGGCGATATGAACCAACGGGGGATCAGCGTGACCTCTTTAAACTGTGAAGCCTCGATGTCACCCAGCGAGGTCAACGTGTAACCGAAAAAGATCGTGTCCAACTGGTAATCTTGCCACTGGCCGAACCACTCGGCGCCTTCTGTGGCTTGCGTGCAATCGCGCGACACAATGAACTTATCGCCTTTTCGCTGACCGATTTCGATTGATCGCAACCGCGTGAGGTCTTTGCGACGCTCCATCAGCCCGTATACATGGCCGTTAAGAATTGTGTCGATGAAAATCCGCTGCATTTGCACGGTAAATGGGTACCATGCCCGTTCCCGTTCAGCTATGGAATTACGCCAGCCCTTAATGTCAGTCCGCATACGCGAAAGCTGGATCGGCGTCAGGTAGTTCTGCAAATTCATCGCGACTGCATGCTTGTCCGCCTTGCGGTAGCCGAAATTCGACGACTTGCCTATTTCTCCGGGATTCGTATTGAACCCGAAGTTTTGCACCTGTTGCTGCCTGCGATTGTATCGTGAGTTTTTACCCATTTTGAAGTTGGTAACGAACTATATTAAGCATATAGCGAAGATACTGTTGGCTATGCAGATGCTTTCCGTATTGCTTCAGCATCAATTTAGCCAAGAAATTTCGTTCGTATAAGAGTAGGTCCATACTATGAATTTTTTTCGGTCATCCGTATTTGGCTCAGCGCCAAAATCGCCGTAATGTCCCGCATGCTGCATTGATGACGAAGTTTACCATTGATTCGCATTTTTAATCTGTCCGCCGTACCTGGTCCTAAGTCCTTGCACCGGTTCCAAGATCGGCAAATTTTTTGGTGTTATTTCACCTTCTTTCGCATCTTCAAGCCAACACATCGCCTGCTTGAATAATTTCTCTCGCACTTCCGGTGCATTCTCCGGCGCTATGCGGGCATGCACGCGATAGAGCATGATGTCAACCAAACATACAACCAGTTCATTGCAGCGAGTATCCCCGGGAAGCCAGTAAGTCGTATTGAGCACTGAGGTATTCGGCGGGATGCTGTATGCCGTCTTCCCTCCCCAATATGTCGAGCCCACGGTCACGTCATCGGGTGCGACGTTTCCAAGGGGTACGGATTGATACGTTCCGAATTGTATGAGCGATTCCTGGCCCAGGGTGATCGTCTGCACCAAACAAGTGTATACAAACCCTTTCCAGAAAACCTGATCGCCTACTGCATAATAACTTTCGTAGCTGAAGGCTGGAAATGGAGGCGGTGCGTTGAATAGCGAAAACTCAGCCCCCAGGTTGGTCCAGGCAGCGGGATTGAACGTGCCCGTGGTGTCTTCTGTGCAAATATACACATCGCCGGTAAATAGTGTGAGGTTACCAGGCACGTACGCGGTTGCAGGAACGTACGTCGGTGCATCCAGGTAGACACGAGAAAAGGCTCTATAAGTGTTGGCCGGATTCCAGACCGGTAGCGGCGCGAAAGCGTAATCTACGTTGAACCGCTGCCGTAGTTTGCTCTGCGCCTTCTCAATCGCCCAGGTTTCAGCTGCGTTAAGGATTTGAGCCGTAAAGCCTACATTGCCGCCCGTGATGCCGGTTAAGTTATTCGCCTGTATAGTCAGCGGAAAGTCAACGGGTTGCAGTAAGAAGACCATAGTTTGAGGCAGAGGTGCGCCTGCATGAAAATAATACTTTTCCTGGAATCCAAAAGAAAAAGCCCGATTCGTTTCGGGCTGCTGGGCTCAGGTCATGGCCTGCATGCGACGCGCTACGCATTTTTCCACGTTACTACTGTCTCCTTGCCCATGCTGCTGCGTACTAGTCTGCGACGGCCTCCACATTTTCATTTTGACCATTCAATTCCAGGCACCCACTATCCTATACCGGTTCCGATTGATCTTCGGCGCAACCAGGTACTGTATCAGGAAACTGTGCCAGCAATTTACAAATTAATACGAATTCTTGGAAATATTTTTCCCATAGGTCGGCGGTTGGTCAATGCCACCCTTCCGGTAGGTGTTGAACGCGTCCATGAAGATCGTGGTCATCGCATAGTCGAAAATATCGCTGAAGTGTCCCAATTTTTGATATTTCTTCCGGGTGGCAGGATCGACAACCTCCTCTTTGATTTTATCCTTTTTCGGACTCTGCTTTACGTAGGTCAGGTCGTCGATTGTCAACTTGCAATGGCGCCCGATTACGACTTTCAGGCCGCCAATGCCTTCCCGGAACACTTCGTTCTCCCACATGCAGCGCAGATACACCGACTGATTGACCGTCTGCACGATGTTTTGCGGATTGAATTCTTTGAGGTGCGATAATGCAAGCCGATAAAAATTGTACCCCTTTTCCAGCTTCACGTCCTCTTTGTTCGCCGTCGCATCGCCGCCCACGAACATTCCAGCAGTGTGCCCGCGGTATTGCCGGCAAATCCGGCCGCAAACATATTCCAGAGTGTTGTTCGGATGCCGCGCTGCAATTTCATCGACCATGTGGATTTCGCGATCCGTTGGAACTTGATAGACACCTGCCGGGAGATATGGCACCACGTTCTCATCGAAGATAATAAACAGCGGGAGGTCGGGATTGTATCTCGTCTCGCCCACGTGCAGCGCCTCACTGAAGTCCGGATACATCTCGCCTCCGACCTGCGAAGGTCTCGGCTTTTGCTGATAAAGTGATTGCCACGTCCTGAGCGATAGGGACTGCATGGCCATAATCTTTTCTTTGCTGTGCCTGGATGGCCAAAGTGCATCGCCCAATTGCCTTGGGTCCTCTGGATCATCAAAATCTTCCCGGATCGCGGGCAGCGATAGCACTGTGAACTGATGTAGCGGATCGTTCGTTTCCGCTGCCTGGCGAAGGATTTTGCCGGACAGGTCCTCATCATTCCAGCGCGTTTGCGTTATCAAGATGCGCGTATCGTTGTGTGCCCGGGTAAGAAATACGTCGGTATACCAATCCCAGGTCGTTTGCTGCACGGTCGGGCTGCTGGCTTCAAGTTGATCTTTCACCGGGTCATCAATGAACAAGTAGTCCGCTGGCTGTCCGGTAAGTGATCCGCCAACGCCAACCGTGAACAGGGATCCCTTATGTCCTACTACTTCGATGATCTCCGTATTGCGCATCCAACTCCCTTCGTATTCTCGTTTCGGTGACGACAGAAAAGTATTAGGGTATGTCTCTCGATAGGCATCCGTGTCCATGATGCGTTGCACCGCCCGGTTGAATGACGCTGCCATAGTCGAAGTGTATGATCCCAGCACGATGCGCGCATCGGGATTATCCCCTAATATTTTTGCAGGCAGGTTGCGCGATGCAATTTGACTCTTACCATGTTGCGGCGGCAGGAACAGCATCAGCCGTTTGATCCGGCCAGCCATAAATGCATCCAGGTATCGGCAAATAAGTCTATGAAACCACTCGACTTCGTATGAAGGATCGGTGTACCGGATGAAATCTTCAAGATGGCGCCGAGCTAGTTCCGCTCGCGGATTGGATCGCAGCAAGGGCGCGAAGTTGTTCATCAGTCAAGTTTTTTAAATCGTATTGCTGATCGGGGAGCTGATTGTTAGCAGTAACATCGATACGGTCATGTAAACCGTGAAGGCGCGCAACTAAATTTTCTTTGTAGGAACCCACCATAGCGCCGTCCAACTGGTCCATTTTGCAGACAGACTCCACATATTCAAAGACCGCTGAAAATTCTTTGTCATCCTGGTGGTCAGCCCTAAACCTCCGATACCAAGGCTCCCCGACCCCGATGGCGCAACAAAAGCCCAAGATGGAAAAGGGCCTTTTGGTCAACGGTACAGGAGTGATCGTCCCTACGTAATCCCCAACCTTATGCAGCTCATGTCGGAAATACCAATTTTTTTCGCACCACTCCATGTAGATTTCAAATGCTTTAAGCATTTCATCCGGCTCCCTGAACCGTGGAGGTCTCCCTACGCCGATGTGCTTAGTGAGTTTGCTCAGTCGCATCCCAACCAATGTCGATTGCGGTTCACTTCCCTGTTGTGTATTCATGTTGTCAAATTTACCGTTAAAAAGATTCGCAGTCAACCGCTTTCCAAGAACTGATCAATGCTGCTCGGTCCTGATTGTACTGCAGCCTATTTTCCG